TGTGCATGCAACATTGCTGCATCTGACTCGAGCATTTTACGCTGCTGTCTGTTTTTCATTATATGTGTGCCAGCGCCTATTGCTAGTTTGACTACGTCAAGTATCATATGATTATGTGATGATTGCTAGTATTAGAACTACAATTACTGCACCAACAATGATAGTGACCTTCTTATGGTCTGTCCAGTAGTGCATAATTTTTGCTTTTATTGATTCGATCATTTCCGTCTCCTCTTTTTCTTTTTTACGCCTGCTTCGCTGAGAGCGATAGCTATGGCTTGCTTTTTATTTACCACTTTTTTATTTGATTTACCAGATTTAAGTTTGCCTGATTTATATTCACGCATTACTTTGCTAATTTTAGCGTCTTTTTTCATTCAACTCTTTATTAAGTTTTTGTCTTACCATTTCAAAATGAGGTTCCCAATGAGCGTCACTACCTGTTTCAAAATCACCAAACTCAATATCTTTAATCCATATTCTATTATCAGAAGTTTTAAAGGTATGTACAGGTTCTATCTTATCTGTTCTTATTCCACGTTTACTATCTTCTACTGCAACAAACTGATTGTCTTCAATTACCCAATGTGATCCAGAAACTTCTACACCCATGTAGTTGTAAATTGTTTGTGGTTCGAATTCCATTTTAGCTTGTACAGTTCCGCCTCTAGTTTCTTCTCCAACTTTAATTGTTGTAATTTCTTTTTCTGTTCCGTCTAACATTTGGATCATAGTTCCTTTAACGAAACATCCGCCGCTACCGCCGCCGCCGCCGCTACCGCCGCCTCCGCCGCCTCCGCCTCTACGTCCGCCTCTACGTCCTCCTCTTCTTGATCTACCTTGACTAGATGAACTAGCTGATGAACTAGATGAAGAACTAGAACTACTTCTGCTGTGTCTTGATCTACCTTGAGTAGATGAGCTAGGACTAGATGATGAACTACTAGTACTGCTTCTGCTGTGTCTTGATCTACCTTGAGTAGATGTACTAGCTGCAGGTGATGAACTAGGAGTAGATCTACCAAAACCTATTGGATTACCATTTCTGTCGGTTACTGCACTTCTAACACCTGTGTTTGGATTAGTGTTACCAACCGCTCCAGCAAAGCCACTAGCTTGAGCTGCTGCATTTGCTGCTCCAAAGTTTCCTGGAGCTCCGTATCCTACTGGACCTCTAGGTGATCTACCTTGACCTGGTGTACTTGGGCCTGGTGAAGTACTTCCAGAACTTGAAGGTCCTGACATTGCGTTTTGAGTTAAACCTCTTGTAGCAGGATGGTTTTGAACTGCTACGTTTGCAGCTTGTTGAGTCATTCCCGCTAAGCTTGTATCTCCTACCATTGCCATTGATTGACCAGGAGAAACATTAGAATTCATTTGAGCTGCAACTGTTGAAGCATTTGTAGAAACTGATGGAGTTCCTGAAATAGCTCTAGCTAAACCAGGATCAACTTGACCCGGACCATATCCGGTAGAGAAACCTTGTGCTGTTGCTTGTTGTGCTTGTGCTGGGCTCATGCCAGCTAAACTTGTATTACCAACCATAGCCATTGATTGACCTGGACTTACAGGTCCTGATGTAAACGATCCAGCAACTGATGGAGACGCAGTTCCTGACATTGCATTTTGAGTTAATCCTCTTGTGGCAGGATGGTTTCCTGATGATACTGCAGCGGCTGCTGCCTGTGCTGCTTCTGCTGATTCTGATTGTTCACCACCAAACAAATCACCTAAAAAACTTGTAGCAAGTCTAGTTGCTGATGGTATCATTTGATACATATCGTAAGCTGCTTGTAATGGTGCTGGTGCTGGATCACCTACTGAAATCATTGTTGTGTGACTAGGAACATAAGAAGCAACTAACTGTCCATTTTCATCAATACCATAAGCTGTTCCACTTGCTGGAACAGTATTACCAAAAGAATCTATTGTTGTCGGCTCTGGTCTGTTTCCACCACGCTGTTGTGGTTGCACTGATGGTGGAATAATTGGAGCAGACGGTGTCGCAGCTAATGCAACATTACCTGGATCAGAAGCAGTTGTTCCTGTTGGAACACCACTTTGCATAAAGGTTACGGGTTGGTTGCCAAAAACTGGTGATGAAGAACTGTAATTTGGATCAGAAAATTGACTGTAATAATTTTGACCGTAAGAAGAAGTCATAAAAGGATTGTAAGCAACAGGTGTAGCGGGTGGAGTGTATATTTGATTATGAATATTTCCTATGCCCCCCATGATACCACCCAAAGCTTTGTGCACACGACCGCCGTGCGCCTTGTTGGTGTTTTGTCCTATCTGAAAATTATCGTCACCACGGAACATGTCCATGATGCCACCGCCTATGTTTTTCAATGTGCCTCCCACTGCTTCCTCAACTTTTTTAGTTGTATCTGGAGCATACACCTCTGCCGCATAATATGCAACCTCTGGTATTAAACTTGCTAGTGCGGGTATAAGACCTATTCCAGTTGCTGCCAAAGCCCCTCTTCTTGCTAACATACCAGGAGCTCTTCTAGCTAATATTTTTAAAAACCCTTTTCCTTCTTTGGTTTTTGCTAGTTTTTTTATTGCTTCTTTAGCTGCTTTTTTATCTTTAGGCAAACCACTAATAGGAGACATTTTTCTTCTAGCTGCATCATAAGTTAAAGCTGTTGCTGCACCCACTGCTGGATACTGTAAAATATTTTGTCCTACAGCTTCATCACTTGTAAAACTACCTTCATCATCAGCAAAAAATAATTCAGCCCCTTTTTTAAGAGCACTTTTATTTTCTTCCTCTTCCTCAGTTTGTTCTTGAGCAGCATTAACAGCAGCCACTGTTGTTGGATCAGCTCCTTGGTTTGTTAATGATAATACATTTAGTAGATTCTCAATATCAGAGTTTGTATCTTCTTTAGGATTAAAAAATTCAGCTAGCTGACCCATGCCGGTATCTATTTTACTTTGATTAGATTCCTGAAGAGCCTGTGCATTTAGCATTGCGTTTTCTCTTGCTTGGATATTTGCACGTGCTTTACTTCTCCAGTCTCCTCCATAAGAAGTCATGTCGAAAGTTGGCATCGTTACATTATCAGCAAATATACTCATTAGCCTTCCTTAATTGTAGCTTGCATTTGTTTTATACCATCTTTAGCTAAAGAAACTGATGCTCTAAGTTTTGCATGCTCATCATTTTGATCAAGTTTATCTTCTGCTATCTCTTTAGCTTGTAGCATCTTAGCTCGTTCTAAATTTAATTTTTCTTCTGCTTGTTCTTGTTGTATTTGATCCTCTCTAGCTTTTATATCTAGTTCTCTATCTTTTAATTTTAATAATGGATCATTCTCAATTTGGTTTAGAACTTCTTTTTCTGCTTTTGCATAGTCATCCATAAACTCAGCTATCAAACCTGCTTTACGTCCTTCTATTTGCACTTGTAACTCTGCCGCTTGTTCTTGAGCTTGTTGTACTTGTGGTGGAATCTGCATTTGTGGGTTAGCTTGTTGTTGTTGCAGAACAGGAGCGATTGCTTGTTGTACCTGTTTCATTTGTTCCATCTCTTGTTTAAATTCTATTTCTGTTTGTTCTTGAGCCATCAAAACTATATGTTCCATACAGTTCTGTTGTAAAATACCTAATGCTTTTGGATTGTTTCTTACAACCGCTGTACCCATAAAGTTTAAGTGTGCTCTCATGTGTGCTTGGTGATCTTGTTTTGGGAATGCTTGTATTTTTTTACCATTTAAAGCTAACACGTTTTCTGTTCCAGGATCCATTGCTCTTGGTGCTGGAGGTGGTGGTAAAACTTGATCGATATCTTTTACACCTAACGCTTCATACATATGTCTGTATGCATGATACACGTTATGCATTTGTGGATTTGACATTGCAATCTGTAATTCACTTTGTGCAATTGCTATACGCTGTGTTTGTGAAAAAATGTTTGGATCAGCAACTGGAATGATGTCTACTTTTTTATCAAAATCGTTTTTGTATATTTGGTTCTGTCCACCAACAACATCATAGGGATATATAGGTGGTAGATAAGTTACAAAACATTCTTCGAGTAACATAAACTCACATTTCATCGCTGCGTAAATTCTTTTGTGAATAGCAGACATGACCCGCGATCCACGTTCCAATAGCGCAACTGTAGTACCCACGGCTGCTGATTGGTTACCATCACCAACTTGTAAATCAGCAATGCTCGCGAAACGTTGACCAGCGCTTACTACCACACCCATCAACTGTAATAACGTGCCGTCAGGACCTTTAAAAGGTAACGGCATAAAAGCATCTTTAAGGTTTCCACCAGGTGCATCAACGTCACGGAACTCGCCCGGCTGCAACGGTTGAGCTTCGTCTCTGACCCTGATGCCTCGCATCTTAAATCCGGCTGGTAAATTTGACAAGGTGCCGGCGTCTAATAGTTGTCGTAGAGCTGCTGTTGCAGTTCTAGATAATCCGCCGATCATGTGAATTAAGCCGAACCCATAAAACCCGAGTCCTGGTAGAAATTTAAAGTGAACGAAATAATCTTTACGTTTTTTAGTCTGGTCTTGTTCATCCCAGTTTCTTTTAACGCTTAAGATTTTTCCTGTACCCTCGTCCAAGGTAACTATGTAAGGAAACTTAACGCCTGTAGACTCACCTGTTTGTGGATCTACATCAGCAAAACCTTCTATCTCTAGATGCATGTGTGCTTCTAGTATTGTAAATATTTCATTTTTATCTGGATCAACTCCTGATAGTTCATCTTTCTTTGCATCAATGTCGCTTTCTGAATAAGAAGAATTGTCTCCTAATTCTACATCAGCGTAAACACCTGCTAATTGTTTCATAATGACATCGTTTTTTGTCATTTTTATTTTATGAATAATTGTTTCTGTATCATCTAAACTTGTAGAGGTATATGGAACATATAGATCTTCTGCAGGTACAAACTTAGACACACATCTTCCTAAAAGCTCATCGTAATAAACTTTTTTAAATGTAGAACCTGATAAAGGTAAATTAAATAACATTTGATCAAACTCAGGCTCATACTCTTTCATGTTTATCATAAGTTGATAATTCATGAATTCTTTTACACGTTGAGACTGTTTTACTTTTTCAGGAGTTTCTAAACCCATTATTTGTGTTCTTACAGGTCCACCTGCAGGCATAAGTTCTTTATAAGCTAGTGCCTGGAACTGTGTTACCGCTTCTGCAAGAACAGGGTGGGTAGCCCCACTTGATCCTTGGAAAGGTTCACTTCTGTCTTCGTATTTAAAACCAAGTAAGTCTAAACCGTTTACGTAAGTTTGTTCCCAATCACTTCTTGAAGATTTACAGTCTTCGTACGCTTCTAAAACATCGTTTGATACTTCATTCAGAACATTGTCTTCTAAAAGCTCTGCTAAGTTTTCTTGGTGTCCGGCCATAGCTTGTTCTTGCATAGGTTCACCAAAGTTTACAACAGCTCCCCCGTCTTCAAACATTTGCACGTTTGATTCTTGTGGGTCTTCTGCTTCTAGTTCTATTTCCTCATCATAGACCGTTTTAGAATCTTTCAATTCATCTACGCCTTGATCAGGCATCTTTTTATCAATTGCCATATGAGCTCCTTGTTCCAAATAAGTTTCCTACACCCATCATGTTACCTAACACGTTTTGACCGCTAACACTAGATCCTCCTGTAGGGTTTAGTTCTTTATAAATTTCTTCAATACCTTCTCTGTTTTGTTGAATCTGTTGACCCAATCCTCTACTCGTCTTGTCTATTTGTTTGTTCAAATTCATAAAACCACTTCCTGTTGGTGTTTGTAAAAATGAATTCATTTCTTCGTTTTGTGGTATCTGACCCATTGTTGCTGTTTGTCTTGCTTGGGCCATCGCGTTGCTGTCATTTAAATTATAGTTTGGATTGTTTCTAAGAGTTTGCATTCCTTGTCTAGCTAATGCAGGGTCAAGAGCAAACGGATCATTACTTTGAAGTGTATTAACAATACCGCCAGTTGCAAACTCAGAACTTGAAGATCCATCTCGTCTATAAAGCATTCTTACAAAAGCTTCGGCCCCTTCTGGATCAACAGCATACATTCTTTCTAGTTTTGCGTTATCATCTAATAAAAGGGCTCTGTACTTTTCATAATCGATTAACTGTAACATCGCACCGCGAGCAGCTTCGTTATATCTTGGAGAGTCCATAATCATTTGCTCCATATCAGCAAAATCATCTAAATTGTCTGTGGTCCTGGATACGTTTTTAATCTGTTCCATATCTGCTACGTGATCAGATCTATGTCCTGTTGAGAAAGGTCCTTTAGGTTTTCCCATTTCTTTTTCTAGTTGTGGGTTTACTCTTTTTAAAAGACCTAGCAAACCACCTTTAAATTTTTTCTCTCTTGGATTAAACGGAATGATATTGTCTTTTCCTTGTTCTCCTAGTTTATCTAATTGACGAAAATCTACTTGAGCTCCAATCATTTCGTTACCATCAAAAATTGGTTTTGGTGTCATGTCACCACCTAGTCTATCTATCTCTAAAATATCGTTCATTCTTCCTACAGCATCATCCATGTATTCTAGATAGTCATTACTTAAACCAGCAACAGGATTGTCGTAGATTTGTTTAGAAACTTTTTCTGTCATGCTTTCAGCTATTCTTCTTCTTTGGTCTGGGTTTAATAAACCAAGTTTCTGTCCTGTTATTATGGCCTCTGCTTCTATTAAACTTCTGTGAAGACCTTTGCCAGTTGGTTCGTCGTAAACTTCGTCAGGAACTAATTTAAGTTGCTCTTCTAATATTTTATTAAACTGATCATTAGACACACCTCTTACATCAACTTTTTGTTTATAGGTTTGTCTTTGACCAAAAGGCTTCATTCCTCTTTTTGCAAGTTTAGTTGCTTGCATAATACCTTCACCAAGAAACTTACCAAACGCTGCATGTATACGGCCACCGTCTTTTTGTTTTGTGGTTGTTCTTTTTAAAGCGTCTTTTAGAAATCTAGTTGCTTCCATAGGGTCTTCACCATCATCAATTAACCTACTAAAAGCGTTCATGGCTTCTCCTATCTGTTCTTGTTCTGCTGCTTGTATCTCTGCCATTGCTCTAGTTCTAGAAGTCATTTCTCCTAAACCACGTAGTGTGTCGTCTGTTTCTTCTGCTTTGTTTATTAAACTTCGTCCCATTGGTTCAAATGCTTTGTTTGTAAAACCACCGTCTTCTGTCATGACGCCTGCTTTTTTTAATTCTTCTACAATTTGTGAAGCGCTTCCTGTTGGCTTGCCTAGAATTTTAGTTTCTGGTGGAATATCTAATCTTTCCATAATGTCAGTTACAAAGTCTTCGTAATCTACTTGGTTCATTCTTTTGTTGTCTACAAAAGCTCTCAACATATCATCATCGTATATGTCCATACGTTTTGGACTGCCCATTTCGTAACCCTCATTTGCCAACTCAACTATAGCTTCTCTAATTTCTGTTTCTGTTTTACCTGTCTCTTTCATCATCCTTTCTATAACAGGTACCTCCGCTAAACTTTTATCGTAAAGACTATCTTGTATTACTTTACCGTCGATTGTTTTTCCTTTGTCTGCTATCGACATTTCATCAAGAACACCTGGCGGTCCTTTATAAGGACCCTTGCCGCTTGATCTTGTAGAGTTAGCCATGTTGCCATAATACTCTTGGTATAAAGCTTTATCTCCTGGCCCACCTGGTAAATCCGTGAGTCGCGTTCCGCTGTCATTTATTTTTAAATAACGTTCCGAGGCTCCCGCGCCACGTCTATTAAAGTTAAGTGGGTGTGATTGCAGTCTTTCACTGCTCATGTAACGTCCTTCTAAAAGATTTACTAACTCATCTTCTAAACTTTCGTTTTCTCTATAAAATAATTTTTCTACTTCTGGTGTGTTTCTTTTATCGGTAAGTATTCGAAGACTTTCTTTAACTTCTTCTTCTCCAAACTCATCAATTAAGTTTTTTTGAAAAACTTTTTGTATTTCACTAGGAGCTGTGTCTACAACTTCTTTTGCAGCGGGATTTGACGACCTCTTTCCAAAAAGAGCCGCTAAACCTTTTAAAACTTTGCTTGCCATTAGTAATACGTTCTCCTACGCTCAGGAAGTTCCTCATCCTCGTAATCGTCGGGGTGTTCTACGAAACCACCTTGTCTAAATCTCATTAATGCTTGAGTCATACTATCCACTAAGTCATCATGTTCGCCTAGTGGGAATGCAGCGCACTCCTCAATCATTTCATCAGCGAATTTGCGATCCGGGTACCAAACCATTCCTGCTTCAAACATCGGAGCAACAGAATTCACTCTAGTATGTTTATCATTTCCCTTACTAGGTGTAAAGTTAATAACTGGTATACCCATTTTGCGTAATTCGTATGTCAACGGTAAACCTGATGCCTTTGCCTCAATAATAACTGTTTCTGGTTTCCAATAGTCGTATTGTTCTTTTGCTTTCTTTCTAAGCTCTGGAAACTCGTATCTATCCTTCAAAACATCCAATAACATAAGCCGCGGTCCACCGTCCTCGAGTTCAAAGACACCCCACGTGCTTATTGCACTAAAATCGGCTGTTTCTTTCTTCATAAACGCCGTATCATAGCTCTGAATGACATGTTGGATGGGTGGTAGCTCGTCTTTTGGCCATTTTTTCCACCAATCACGCTTAATTATGCTTCCTTCGGCCGAAGTTGGGCTTTGTTGGTACTGTGCATTCCATTTTAGAGTCGAAACTGACGCTTTTACAGCTTCAAGTTCCTCAATTTTCCAATATCCAGGCCAAACCGGGTTACCAGAAGGTAAAATTGCAGGAAATTCGATCACTTCCCACTGATCTGCCTTTGGTTCCTTCTGCGCTTTCTGCAATTTGCCTGTTAAATCAGCTACAGACCATCTTGTCATAACAACAATGATACGTCCTCCAGGTTGTAAACGCTGTCTAGGTCCTGAAGTGTACCATTCGTACACACGATCGTACGATGCGGGGTTCATTGCGTCTTGTTCCGAATGTGGATCATCAATAATCAATAAGTCCGCACCACGGCCCGTGATACTTCCGCCGACACCAGCTGCATAATATTCACCACCTTGCGATGTTTCCCATTTACCAGCGGCTTGAGAGTCTTCTCGTAGTCTTGTGTCAAAAATAGTTTGGTAATCTTCAGTATCAATAAGTGTTTTTGCTTTACGTCCAAAACGAACTGCAAGTTCAGCGTTGTTTGTTGCTTGAATAATTTTAAGAGTTGGGTTGTTACCTATCATCCAAGCAGGTAAATAGTTTGACGCAAACTCAGACTTTGTATGTCTAGGTGCCATGTTAATAATTAATCGTTTGAGCTCGCCGCTTGCGACGCGATTAAATTTTTCTGCCATAATTTTATGGTGTTCGCCTTCTATAAATTCAGGCCACATGTATTTTACAAATGCAAGAAAGTCATCTCTTACAGCCTGGTCTTTTTTTCTTTGATTAAGAAGTAGTGCTGTCTTTAGATATTCTTTTTTAGTATCGGGTGGTAGGTTTTCTATTTGTTCCGGTGTTAGCATTTGAAAAAAATTTTTATAAAATTTTTGCACTTTCTTGTTTTTTAAAGTGAAAACGAATTTAGCACATATCTATTTGTAGATCAAACATATAGTGCTGATATTGGGACCCCTGTATATGCGCAAGCTGGGTGGGGTGGGGTCCGGTTAGTGCTCACGCGTTCTGTGTTTTGGGTCCTACTTTTGAGCGGGGTCGCAAGTGAAGGCGGCCCGTCATTGCATACGTACGCTTTTAGCCTACAATGTCCGAGCCATAAAAGTGGCATGGGGAGTTTTACACGCATAACTACGATACTCCCCATACTCACTATTGCATAGTGTTTATTGCGTCAGCAATAACAACGACATTGTCTTGGTCATACTTCTGTCGTTCTGCAATCTTCTGTTCTCTAGTCATGGTTTTATTCTTCATGCCTTTAACCATACTAGCCAAGTTAGTTGGATTATATATAGATAGTCCTGTGCTATTGACTGTGATTAAATCACTCTCATCACACACAACACCTAACTCATTCATCAACTCAACTCCCTCGTCAAGATAACGATAAGCTTTCAGTCCTGTCATCATAGCTTTCTTCTGTTCTTCTATCGTATCTATCCAAGTTTCGTGAGCCGAACTCAACTGTGCTTTCATTTGTTTGAACTGTCTAAATTGGTCGAACTCCATAACAGTACAAGCAATAGTCCTAGACCTACAATGGCTCGTACCAATGATATCTAAATACCATTGATTATCGAACTCTTTGCAAAGCCCAATGTTTCTATCATTGTCAGAACTATAAGAACTATAATTAGAATAACCTAACTCTTTATCATTCGCCTCAATGTGTTGGTGTTTGTGAGGATTGTCTTGGTTATTCTTTTGTTGTGGAAATATATCTGCATTACACCCTTTAGCTTTTAATTCATCTCTAAAGTATGCGTATGCAAATTGTCTGCCACTATCATTGTTATAGTTTGATTGATTGGTTGCTCCATATAAACCAAAGTCTATATGTTCTGAACACTCGTCATCATGGCTATCCTCGTCTGTTGCACTAGAGAAATAAAAGCATTTATCTTGTGCCACTACATCAAGTGGTCTGCCATATCTTCTCTTTAAGTCTTGGCATAACTCAACATCAACTGTTGGGTATGCTCTTTCAACAACTTGTCTAGCCAATTCGTGTGTTGTTTCGTAAGTCATCTTAACTTTCTCTCGTAAGTCGAGGTATGCCTCTTTCTCATAAGTGCTTTCTAATTCTGCACTTTCGATATACTTGTTAAGTATCTTCTTTCGGTAGTCGTCATTCATTCTTATTCTAGCCATAATAATTATCCTTTCTATTGATTTATGGTTTCGTCATTATCTGAATTTATATCATAATCTGGGAGTGAACGCAACCAATTTGTATATATGTCTATATTTTTGCTAGTCCAATCTTCCCAGCAACCTCGCGAGTGAAACACTCTATGCTCAGCTGGAACCCTACTGCGCCAATATCCTTGAGGATATCCTACCCAACCATTATCAGTTGGGTAGAATTTCTTACCACAGTTTTTACAATACATTTTCATTGCATTGCCTCACTTCCTCTTATTGCTTTTCTTCCAACAACTTGGAATATATTTGTGAATGTTCTATATCCATCAATAGTATGTTCCTCGTTATCCATAGCAACGCAAGTAATCGCAACTTTGCCTTGATTGGTTTCCCATATCTTAGACTTATCATCCCAATAACATCTGCGTTCTTCTATTTGGTCTCTTTTTTTGCAATAGTGAACGATATAAAAATGGTCAGCTTTTTTTAATTGCTCTATCATTGATTCACTCTCTATTGCCTCGTCAAGTGGCATTTCTAATTGTGTCATATAATTATCCTTTCTAATTGATTTGTTTTTTTTATCATCTCTACTTGTAATTGTCAAATAAAATCCCATATTAATATTACTCCGTAGATATGCGGACAGAAAGATAGGTGAGAGATAGCTAGGGCCGGTCTAAGGGATAATGCACGCATGCTGACTAGCCTCACTTATTCTTTCGCGGGCCTGGGAGATATAGGTAACTAGCCCAGGCACACGGGCCCGGATCCAGGAAACATTGAAACGCGACGACCGGGCCTATTTTATTTAGTGGGTAAGCGTACAAGCTGGCCGGGGCGCAAGTGCCCAAAATAATATTTGACATGTTAATGTGAATATGAGATGATCCCATATTAACAACAAAGAAAGGATAATTATGGACTATCTAACACTACGTGTCCCTGTAGACACGGACCAAAAAATGACCGCCACAACGTGGACCGGAGAACCTCCCTTCCAGGGCAGCAATGGCATGTACGAACAGTGCGGCTGTAAAATGATACAGGTTGTACCTGCAGCATTTGCAGATATCCGCGAAGGCATTCACCTGCAGGGTGAGCTGTACTGTGATGAAGAGGGCCTGATGAACGGCAGCCAGCGCAACTGGCGTGCTTCACAGCTGCGGTACTGGTACATGAAAGCAATTGAGGACCAGCTCACACCGGATTGGCGCGACTGGACCCATGTTGTGGGGGACGCTGTCTTCTGCGTCGAGGCCACCGATGGTAACCTGAAGATCATGGAAAAGATCCTGGATGCCTAATTGCACAAAATACAACAGCAGGTTGCTGCGGGCCCCGGTGCCCGCGGCGCCAGCTCCACGGCGACGGCCCATTGGGACGGTTCACCCGTTTTGGATACAGCTACGCCAACAAAAAGAGAAGCGCAAGCGCGCAAGGGTGCAAGCTCGCAAGCAAGCAAGCAAGCAAGCTTGACAAATAAATAATATACTCTATATATGGGATATTATTAGAAAGGATATATTATGAATGCACAAGAAAGAAAAAAGATAACCGGAGGCCTAAGCAAG